CTTCTGGGCCTTGGCCTCGTCATCGGTCTGCTTCTCGCGGAGCTGCTTCTTATAGCCCGCCAGTTCCGATGCCGTCTTGTCAAAGGTCGCCTTGCTGACAAAACCGCTCATATCCGGTTCGTAGCCCTCCAGCGCCTTTACCTTGTCCTCAAGGGACATGTTCTCGTAGCCTTCGATGTTGAATTTCATGCTTTGTTCTCCTTTGCGTTTTATTGTGTTCTCTCACGTTTTGTGTTTACGGTTCTCTCCGATAAATAGAAAAGCGCCAACTGTACCCAAGATCGGGCTTAGTTGGCGCTCTTTTGGCGCTCTTTGATTATGATGATTTTGCGTTGTTCGGTATCGATATGTAACAGGGTTTTACAGCGTGGACATGGCATTTCGGCCTGTCCGCTTAAGTTCAGTAACTTCTTATTGCATTTGGGACAACGGATTTCCTCCAGTATCAACTTTCTGCCACCTCCACCCAGCATCGACAGTTCCGATGGGGCTTAGGCGGAACCTTGTCAATGCTGTAAATCTTGCCGTGCATAGCCCCACACGTGGCACAGCGCCGTTCATCCTCCGAGGTAACCCATCTGACCGTCTTGACACCGCTATCCTTATAGGCTTGTATCATGGTCTGAAAGGTAACCTCATCGGCAAAGACCTTATTCATGGATACCCACAGCCTCTCAGCCAGCTTGATTTCCTCAAGGGGTGAGGGGCCACCCAAGACCCCTTCCACGAACCGTGCCCGCTTACGGTCTACCTCGTTTTCATAGACGTATTTGGTCACGGGATCGTAGGCTAACATAAGAGCGAGGACGAAGGCGGTACCGTCGAAATCCTCACGGTCGCCGTACCGCTCATACACCACCCTTGACAAACGGGCCATTTCCTGCTTGGTCTCACTAAGGGCCGTATCGTAGATATCATGGGATACGGCGATGACGTTTAGTTCGTCGAAAGCGGTAGTACGGGCTTTGCGGAATAACCTTTGGTATCGCTTGATTAAGTAGCTGATAACCTTATCCGCGGTTTGGTACGGATTCATGACTCATGCTCCTTACGTATTGTTCCATTTCCTCAGCCTCTTTCTTCTCCTGCTCCTCCCACCACTGCTTACTTTGCAGATACGCGCTTTCGGCATCGGCAAACATACCGCAGTGGGCAAAGGCCAGTTCCGGGTGAATCTTCTGGCTATTCAGCATGGCGATTAAAACCTGCGACTTGCTGGCGATGTTCTCATAATTGCGGCGGGTGAAATGGGTTTCGATATCGGTCAGCTTCAGCTTGGTGCCTACCGTATCCCGCAGGATCCGTAAACACAGGCGCAGGTGCCGTTTTTCGGATTTCTTGAAGATGGTTTCGGTAGCCTTGGCATAGGCTTCCGCCGCCTCCCATCCGTCCCTAAGAATCACCGCCGCACCGGTATCACTGGTAGAGCTGCCGCCGTTTCGATTCGGCATGGCACAGATCTCAAGGATAGCTTGTAAGAAATCGTTCTTTAAGGTTTGAACGTCTGCCTGTGTCATGGCGGGGGAGAGGTACTTGGCATCTACGCCCTCCGGTAAGCACAGGGTTTTCCATTCCTCCAGCTTTTGGTAGGTTTCCTCATCCAGCTGACCTCCCAAGATAGCCAAGAAGGAGTTGACAAACTGGACGATATCGTCCATGCGGTTACTTTGCAGCTCGTTTAGGGAATCGAGCTGAGACATGACTACCTCAAAGACACCCAGCATGGGATTATTGGCTGGGTATTCGATGATAGGGATCATCCCCAAGGCATGGGGCTTATTTGCCAGCATGCTACCCAGTTCGGTGATCTCGTAATAATGGTTTGGCGTATAGATACAGTACACGGTGGTACCGTCCTCACGCTTCACGTAATGGACCCCCATGACCGGCTTTTTCTTAATACCGGCATGATACACCACGAAGGTATAACGGGGGTCGAGGGAGCTGATATCGAAGATGGGTTCGTCTCCATCCTCTGTCCACTCACTGTTTAGGAGTGTTAAGCGGTAGCAGGTACCCGCCACATACAGCCACTCGGCAAGATCGATATCGCAGGCGGCCTTATCGGCATCTGCCATATAGCCGTTTAAGGCATTGATATCGGCGGCAAGGGCATCGTCGGGATCGCTTTCGCTTTGGGTATTCTCCCTACGTGTATACTGAATGGGCTCCCCGAAGGCGTAGCCCTTATGAAAGCTTACAATCTCGTAAGCGCGATTCTCACATACTTTATGATTGATATTCTCGCGGACTTCCTTGGTTTTGCCGAGGATATCCGTTTTACCTCGATAATATTCCCACAGCCGTTGAATTTCGCTTCGGTTCGTTTGATGTGTCCGGAGCGCATCGAACAAAACCCGTGTGACGTTCTCGGCTGTTATGGTTTCTTCGCTGGTATAGATTTTGATACGGCCGTAACCCAATCATACTCACCTTCCTCTACTACCATTATATTACCATAATTTACAAGCGTCTATATGAAGATATTAAAGGGGACGACGGGCTACGGTAACGTACTTAAGACCGGTAGCAAGGAAATCTACCAGCATGGCAAGACTATCCGGGGCATCGTCGTGAAGGTTCTTTCCGCTGACGGTAAAGAGGGTAAGCTCCCGCATGAATTTCTCATATTCGGCGCTTCTGCTCTTACTGTTACGGAAATAGATCCGCTTCACATCCGGTGCAAACTGAATGATACGGCTGAGCTTACTTTGGGTGGTAGGTGCCTTCTGGTAGCTCATATTGATCTTGATGCCATCCTTCCGTAAGGTCTCATCCACGATACCGCCGTATTCGTCGCCGCCGTTATTACTCTCCCATCTACCCATATGGGGAACATGCTGCTTCAGCTTCCCGATAACCAGAGGCCTTGTAACGGTCTTATCCCCGCTATTGAATACCACGTCATGGAGGTAGATATCCTCGCCGTAAACGTAGGCGATGGGCATGGAGAGGCTATCTCCGCCACCCCATGCTACGTCGGTAACGAATACCTTTCGGTCGGGCTCCCCGTCCGGCAGGACACCGTTATAGTACCGCAGCTCCTCCGCCGGGAACAGCAGACCCTCTCGCACGTAGGGGTTACCCATATACTTGGCCATCCATGTGGCGTCGTCGATGCTGGCCTTCATGTCCTGATAATATTCCGTGGTAAAGCCAAGGCCGTATTTATAATTGAAATTGCTTTCCCCTTCTTCATTGAGGGCAGGGATAACCCGGAAGCGGTACCGTGGGTTATCTCGGTACTGCTCCTCCACGCGACCCAAGGGATCTGCCACGTTCCAACGGGTACCGACCATGAGCTCAAGGGCGCCCAGCTTCTTACGGTCTTTTAGCTGATTCAGATAGGCGTCGTATTTACTCTGAAGGCGCAGAGGGTTTAAGGATTCCTCAAGGTCCTCGATGATGTCATCCACGTAGAGCACACCACCCGTACCGATCTCCACGGCACCGGTAAGGGTACCGCTGATGCTTCGGCAGGTAATGGTAGGGAAACGCTTTTTCTTTTCTAAATCCACCGTTTCGTTCTTGGCGCTGTTATCCACGATGGGCACACCGGGAAAGACGTCCGCCCACAGGTACTGGGTATTGTCGGTAATGATACTGAGAATTTCCCGATAGAATCCGTCTGTGAGCTTATCGCTGTGACCGCTCATGACACTGGCCACTGCCGGACGGTGCCCCATAATAAAGGTCATGAAGAAGATACACAGGGTACTCTTTCCGATACGGGGCGGCAGGCTGATGCCGAGGAAATCCAGTTTACCGTCGAAGAGGTCTTGCAGATCGTTTACAAGGGGGAGCAGAACCTCTCGGCGTGGCAGGTAGAAGCGTTTCTCCGGCTCGCGGTTCTTCTCAAGGTAGATGCAATAGGCATCGAAGTCGCCCCGCATGGCCTCAAGGAGATAGGTTTTATAGGTGAGGTCGTACATGGAGGCCGTTGGGATCTTCTTGGTTTCCTTGCGGATCCATTGACACCACATCTTGACCTCGGCGCGATCCTCGATGCTTCTGACAAGGGAGAAGGCATCCAGTAAGGTTTCCTCGGTCTGGGTTTTCAGTCTCTTGATCTTCTTTAGAATTTCCATCTACGTTCCTCCCAAAACAAAATAAGAGCGCCCTACCAAGCTGTTTTACAGCAGGTAAGGCGCTCTTGGCGCTCGTTATATAAAATGGGTATACGAATCCCATTATCTTCTGTATACCATTGTATACGGGGAGGTGGGGATTGTCAAGAGAAATTTAATATCTTGATACAAAGCCTTAGTTGACAGGGCTTGGCGGTATATATGCGCCCATCTGAGTGAAATCGGTTGACTTTTCTTACAATATATGGTATAATGGTGGTGGCGGTGGTTGTGTGTTCAAAGTTTTGTTTCCCAACTCCTTTCAATCAATCAAACTTGTCCCATGTCACACCTCCACCGCTATCCCTCTCATAAGCCAAAACATCTTGAGGTACCAACATGGGTTCTGAAATCATTTATCAAAAGAAATTCCCTAAATCGGAAATCCCGGACAACGAAACAGCTGATGTTGACATACCAGACGATGTGCCCCAGCTCTCCTTTGAAAAATTGATGGAGAGAATTACAAAAGAAACCGCCTATGTTGTGATACCGGAGCGCGAAGAACGAGCCAAGGTATTTATAAACAAGGCCATTGAGGCGTCCGAAACGTATGAATTTGACCTTACGATAGAGAAGCGGATTCCTCGCATTTCTGCGTGTTTCTGTATCGATCCGTTAGGTCCGATGACCCAAATGCTCGCTGTGATCAAGGAGGCAGATGACATCGACTTCCTCCCCGCCAAAGAGGACGGCAAGCTCACCTTGTGCTTGGATTTTTATACCCATGCGGAGTATGTAAGAGGTAAACGGACGAGGCCATAACAGAATCCTTATATATCAATCAAAAGAGCGCCCTACCGGTTACGGTAAGGCGCTCTTGGCGCTCGTTATATAAAATGGGCATAAGGTGTCAGTTCCCGATATTTGCAATAATTTGCGGACAATAAAGTGATCAAATCATATCTATTTAGATAGCTTGTTTTTAAGCACTTGGTTTTGAATTAATAAAGCTTCGTATGATTCTAATTCAATTCGTCCGATCATGCGTTTCAAATAAGCATTTTCTTTTTCTAACTGTTCAACTCTTTCCTGCAAAACATCCTGTGGAGTATAAGCCTTATAATTATATTTCTTTTGGCTTCTATTTTGCTCAATATAGGCTATTACTTCCTTGTTGGTATAAAAAAATGCCTTTGATAATCCAGAGCGTTTCCAAACTGTATAAGGTGTTACAGGAATGCCCTGTTCCATCATTTCATTAACTATTTCTTTTGCATATGCTACTTTTCTGGCGGATTCAAGTTTTCGAGCTTCAACCATTTTTTCTTCTTTACCCATAACAATTACCACATTTCTGCTGTTTTTCTCATCGCATCTATGTATTTTGCTCGTCCAATGTAGCTAAAAAAGCCCCATAGACTTCTTCTTCAGCACGATGTCTAACTTTGACAGCATCCTCAAAATTCGAAAACGCTCCCAAATACATGAGTTTCCCTTTAAACCTTAGACAAGCTTCCCACTTTTTCTTTGTTTTATTCCAATAGACACCGCGACAACCACTCGTGTTAGCAGCTGATAGCTTCATCTCTCTTATTTTGGTTACCTGTGTCCCTTGTTCAAATCTTGCACCTTTTAATGCATGCTCAACACTGTTCTGGTGGGAACACTCGGCACACATTCGCATTTTTTTATTCGTAAGTTGCCCTGTTGTTCTAAAAACCTTGTTTCCGCAGTTGCAAAGACATTCCCACTCTACAACCATTTTGTTGCCATGTTTCCGTTTGTTATCAGATCTTCTAATAACCGTAATATTTCCAAATGTCTGTCCGGAAAGATCCGGAGATTTAACGCAACCGCAATTAGTTGTTTGTCCTCTATTTAAATCGCCGGTTATGGCTACGAGTGTATTTCCACAATCACATTGGCAAAGCCAACGTCTGTTTCCGCGACTATCTGAGGGTAATAACTCTTTAACAACTAATTTTCCGTATCGTTTTCCTACAAGGTCTTCTCTTTTTCCCAT